GGCATTGTTGGCATTTATGATAGGTATGGAGATGCTCTGTGTCTGTAAATTGCTCCTGCTTCCTTAACGTAAATATCTCGACCAACAAACACAATTTCGCCTTCTAATAAATCAGATACAACAGTTGGGACACTTCTTACTTCTGTATGTTGCAAACTGTCAAATCTTATTTTTTCAGAATAATACATTTTTTTGTATCCATAAATTAATCTGGTCCCGCTTGGTATTGGTACTAACAAATCAAAACTTTCAACATTTAAAGTGACATCATTCCCCGCTGTGTCCAAATCTTGTGTAGATATTAAATTTAAGAATACATACCCTTTTTCATTTACCAATTGTAATTTGTCACCAATCTTTATGTCACCAGTGCTGTCAATTATTATTTGAGTGATACCAGCCAATGGCAATAAATCACCTCTCAGAACACCAACACCAACCGATTGATTTTGTGGTACTGTGAATGTATCACCTATTTCTTCATTTCCTCTGTCATCCCCTTGGCCAATCACATTTGTTGACAATCCAACTCGTGATGTGAGAACCTCAAACCACTCACCATCTACTTCATCCGATAAGTATTTTATTTTGAGTTGCTTTGCTGCAAAAACTGCATTATCATATGGTATGGTTTGAAATGGATAATACTTTCCTTCAAATGACCCCATATACTTTTTTAGTGGTTTATATTGTATGCTCATAGCTTCCAATACCCTTGATACTGACAAAGAAAAATTGTTGTCAAAATCTGCATCCCAATTACCCCCAACAACATAATCAACCGCCCCCCCATTATAATTGGCATCCACAGTTATATTGTTTACTTGAACCTTTGAACTTCCTTCATTGATTATCAAATTTCCAAGGTCCAAATCTTTTGTGAATTTCACATTGGGATTGTCAATGTATATTTTCTCATTGCTTTCACTTGCGTTGGATGGTATATTGATGAAGAGTTGGTTAATATTAAAAATAATAACTTGTGAAAGTGGGGATTGTTTAATGTTAGAAATATGTATTTCCAATTTAACCACCACATTTTCCATCTCGTATGGGATTATTGGTGTGGTAACTCTTACCCTTTGGTTTTGTATTGGCCCAATTCCTCCATTTATTTTTAACCTTTCTTCATAATATTTATTAGGATCAGCAGAATTTGAACTCCAATGCATTGGTATGGTATCAGACCCTTTCAGGTATCTGTTGTTGGTAGCATCTAATACAATGAATCTCATTGTAAAATCAGCATCCAATACAAATATTCTTGCAAAATTACTGCTATAAATATAGTATCCCATATCAATAAATTGACCCGCTGAAAGCCCCCCTTCTATATTCCCTATATTTGCATTTATTGGTTCTCGTAAACTAAACTCCCCCAATGAAGTTGGAAGCCAAATACATTCGGTTTCAAAAATTGAATTTTTAAAAACCAATCCATCTTTGTTTTCTGTTTCCATCAATGCCCGCTTAATGCCGTGCATATAACCAAATTTTCCGTCACTTAAAACCCTCATTTGGTCATTGCTGTGGGTGTATGTTGTGGCGTTGTACGTTCCGTTTTTTAAATAGTCTCTTGTGGTTATTGCGTTAGTATCATAGTTTCTTATTTGCTGAATGTAATAGTAACCATTTGTGTGTATCAACTTTGCAGAAAATAATTCCATCAACCCGCTTAATATATCATAACCACTTCTAAACTGGTATGCATCACCAATCTCACCCTCTGGTTCAATCATTAGGTTTTCATAGATGTAACAATAATCAAGCGGGCTGTCTGATGCGTTCACGCCCACTACATCGACAGATTGGTATTCTATGGTATCACGTATGTATATTTCACCATCACCCCAAAACTCATCCAGCCCATTTAATGCCAATACATCAATGATAATATCCTTGATTTGCTTATTTTGAAGGCTTGCCACATCCCCATTGTATGGTACATCTTTTATTCTGTCAATTCCATCTATTGCCCTAAACACGTATTGGCGTGGGCTGCTCTCATTATCCCACTCAATCAAGTCCATTACCAAATTACCTGCCCACTCTAACTTGTACCCACTTACATTTCTCTCTATTGTGATCCTCAATTCATCATCATCACTTTGTAAATACAAATCAATAAACCTATCAAAAAATGCTGTATCAACGCCAGTTCTATCTTCTTGAACATTGGCATAAACAACATCTGTGCTTGATGTCATTAATGGGCTCAACAAATAATCTTCAGAGTTTTCATAGTTAGTTGAAAGGTCAATGATGACTGGGCTGAAATTAGGTATGAATGATGTTGGCCTTTGGATGAAATTTGCCATTGTTGTTTGACCATCATAAGAAATTGGCAATGTTATTTCTGTTCTGTTTTCGGCTTCGTTATATGTGAATGATTCTATGTTCACAGATTCAATTAAAAAGTTCTGCAAACATTCTTCGTTTTCAAACGTACCCCCATCAGCCAATACCCTTGTTTCATATGCTTCAGACAAAGTGAAATCCTTGAAAAAAACACTTTGCCCCACTTGAATATAATCGCGCCAATCAGAAGCTATGAAGAAGTCATTGCCAATTCCGCCAATTATTGGCGCATCCAAACCAATGTATGTTTTGCCGTATAATCTTACACGGTAATCTTCACCCGCTAAACTTAAAAACTGACTTTCAAATATTATATTACTCATTTATCTTACAAAAGATTTTTCTCTTTCTTGAACTAAAATCAAATCACGTCCACTGATTTTTGTGGTTGTCATATTACTGTATCCCATTGTACCTGCTTGGCTTCCAAAGTCATAATTCCCGCCACCACCAACTTGTGAAGTTGAACTACTTGGGCTGCCAATGCCTTTCTTGCTTAAATTGGAGATAGCTGCACCCGCTGCAATTAATGCAACACCACCCACAATAGCTAAAGCGGGATTCATTGATTTTATTGCTGTGTCAAGCATTACTTGGGCTATACCCATCGCAATCATTGCTTCACCAAACTGAACCATAAAATTACCAATGGACTCAAGCAACCCCCGCCCAAAATCTTGAACCCTATTGTCAAAAGAAAAAGATTCTTGTATTTCAGCTACTTTTTGGGCTTTCTCTTGTTCTATTCTTGCTATTTCATCCGCATTCCCTTGTGCGGCTTGAATCATTTTATTATAATGTTCCTCAGTTTGTTTTAACTGATCATTCATCATAGTGTTTGCGGTCAATGAATCACCCAGAAAGGAACCTAATTGACTCAACCCTTCTGTGGCTAACGATTTCAACCCACTTGATAATTTAGTGCCCATATCTTTGCCTAACTCTTCCATATCAGACAATATTGGATCTGTGTTTATTACAACGCCACTTAAATCAAGTTTTATATTAGGATCAAAGCCTTTTGAAACGCTCATTGATTTTAAAATATCGCCTAATCCTTTCCAGTTTCTTGTAACTTTTATTGTTTTTTCAATTGCAGTTGTTACACCATCAATTGCATCACTTGTTTTGTTTATTTCGTTTGTAGATGTTGTTAAACCTTTAAAAAAGGACCCACTCATCAAATCATCTTGGGCTTTTTTATTTTCGTTTAATAAACTTATTTGTTCGTTAATTGCTAAATTTAATCTACTCCATTCATCATAAGAACCACCCGCCGCTCCTGCATCATCCCTTCTTTGAGTTAGGTTGTCTATTGTGTTAGATATACCTTGTTCAATCTTCACCAAATCTTCCAAGGCACCTTCTTGTAGACCAAGTTTCACTTTCTTGGTCATTGAAGTTATCAAATCATTGTAAGATTTGTCTAATTGTTTAACAAATTCACTTTCGTTTTCTAAGTTTTCTAACGTAGTTCCATAGGTACGATTGATAGTATCTATTAAATCCTTCCTTTCTTGCGATCCCTTATTGGTTTTCCTTAAAGCATCAAAATAATCTTTTAGTATTCCATTCTCCCTTTCGATTGCATTTGATGCTGATTCACTAACATCTTTTAAAACCTTGGCACTTTCACTTAATTTTTCAACTTCCTTTTCAACAGTCAATAATTTGGCACCTAAAACACCTAATGATAATATGATTCCAGAAATTGCCAAAACAACTGGGTTTGCAATTAAAAAACCAAGTGCCCCACTCAAAGAACCAACAGCAAAAATCAATGGCCCAATTGCAGCAACTAAGGCAGCAATACCAATTATTGCGTTTTTTGTTACATCTGATAAGTTTGAAAACTTCATTGCAACGCTTGAAAGGAAGTCAGCAGCCTTACCAATAGCAGGAGCCATCACTTCACCAAATGATATTGCAAGACCTTCTGTTGCGGACTTGAGTTTCATCATTGACCCTTCAAGGGTGTTGTCCATTATAGCGGCCATTGCCTTGGCTGATCCACCGGCATCCAACAACTCAGTGTTGAAACTTTTTACCTTGTCAATGTTATTGGCTAACACTAAAGCGGTGGCCGTTGCTCTTGTATCAAAATATTTTAATGATGTCCCTGCCTTGTCAGTTGAATTGGCTATATCACTCAATGCTTCTTCCATTGAAAAACCATCTTTGGTGGCCTTCAACATCATATTCCTCAACATCGTTCCCGCTGTTGATGCTTCAATCCCGTTGTCAACTAAAGTACCAAGTTGTGCGGTTGTCTCCTGCAATGATTGACCCAACCCCTTAGCTATTGGTGCTACTGAACCCATTGAAACTTGAAACTTGTTCAAATCTAATGCAGATGAACTGAATGATTTTGCCATCACATCAGTAACCATACCCATCTGGGATGCTTCAAGCCCAAATGCCCTTAATGTTGATCCTGCAACCGTTGCAGAACTTGCCAAATCTTCACCGGTGGCTAATGCCAAGTCTAATGTTGCCCCCGTTATTTTCTGAATCTCATCAGAAGAAAAACCAAGTTTAGAATAGTTTAGCATCAAATCAGACACCTCACTGGCTGCAAATCGAGTTGAAATACCTAAGTCCTTTGCGGTCTGTGTAAGTGCTTCAAAGTCCTTTCCAGTTGCCCCACTGATTGCTTGAACCTTTGCCATTGACTGCTGGAAGTCACTGAATGTTTTTGTGGCAATAGCACCAAGCCCAACAATGGGAAGTGTTAATGACATTGACATTGACTTGCCAATGGATTTCATTTTTGCCCCAGTCTTTTGTAGACTTCTTGTGAGATTTTGGGATGACGTTGAAAACGCCTTCATATCAAATCCCGCCCGTATATTGATGCTTTTCTTTGCCATTTACTTAAACCAATCTGGTCTTTTTTGTTTCAATTGTTCTATTTCTTCTTTGGTCCATTTATTACCCTTTGTACCTTTCTTGGCAGTCTCATTTTCCCACTCAAATTTCATCAAGTCAGTGGGTGTTTTTATCTTCTTATTTCCTGCCCCTTTCAACGTAACGAAAGAAACAAATCTCGCGGTTTCCCAAGCCACTCTGTCATTGACTTGTTGGTTTATTTTATAGCCATAATAAGCATCCTGCACTTCAACCATTGACCAACTATCTAAGGATAGTGGGCTTTGTTTCAAAACGCCTAAAACAAAACCCCGTATCCAATTAGTTAATGGTTGTCCTACTTTTTTGCTTCTACTTTCAAATTATTCATTGCAGCCATATCTTTTGACATCGCTTCAGTGAACACATTGAGCAATGACATATCATCATCAATAGCATCAATGATAAAATCTTTTGTGACTTTCTCACCAGATGCCTTTAACCCACAATAAGCGATTGAAATAACATCAGCCATTTTGATATTATCACCCAACTCTGAAATGCTTTTTCCGCTTTCTTCTTCAAAGAACAATATTGCCTTGAAACCGAACTTAAATTTGTAATCTTTGTTTTTTATTTTAATCATAATTTTTGTATATAAAAAAAGGGCGGGCAATCACCCACCCTTTTTAGTCTAATTTATTTAATAACGCTTAAACAATCACTGCTTTTGTTACTGCACCAGTTCCCTCAAATGATACTGAAAACGTACTTGATTCTTCAAGCCCATCAGTTCTTTCAAGTGAAGTGATATAACAAGCACCACTGTACTCTTGATCACCAGTCACATCAGTGGTCCAAGTAACTGTTACTTGATTTCTAAGTATGAAAGCATCATACAAATCTTCAAAACCGTATGTTGCATCCTCAGCAAAAAATCCTTCAGCAGAACCGCTGAAACTTATTTGCCCTTCTAAACTCTCTTTCCATCCCGCCGAATCTTTACTGCTCGAATCGCGTGTTGAATGATCAAAGGTTAAACTGTTTGATGTTAAGTGTGCAACCGTTAGACCCCCAACTTGTATTTTTGCTAATGTTCCGTTTAATATTCCAGTACTTGCCATAATTATATTCTTTTATTTTATGCAAACTTAATCAGTCCGCTTTTTCTTTTTCGTAACTTTTTTAACTTTTGGCAATGGCTTTTCTTCGTTGTCCATTGCTATTTGAACGACGTGTTCAACTTCCTCTTCTGGTGTGTAACCATCAAAACTTTTGGCAACACCCAAATCAATCAATTCTTTACCAAACTTATTGGACACCCTCATTTGGGTTCCTTTTGGCAATACTCGTGTGACCACTTTGTGATCTTCTGTCAATTCTATTTTCATAACTTTAATGTTTTTGCTTTTTTATCAATGTATTTTTTCAATTGGTCACTTGCTTGTGTTTTAACTGATTCCCCTTTTTGTTGCCAAGTCTTTTCAACAAAGTTCTTTGCACCCGTTGGGTTGCTTATGTGTGTACCGGTTCCATACTCTATCCACCAAGCATAAAAACCATCATACTTGTTTGCACCTCTACCATATCTTGGGCCAACCAATACATTGGGATAGTTTTTAGATGGAGATGTTTTGGTTGCAATCGCT